TGCCGTAAGGATCCCCCGCCGGCTGTCCCGATGCGTCCGTGAAATTCGGATCGAACGCGCCATCCCGCGTCCCCAGCGTCTCCACGTTGTACCATCCGGTGCCCGTCATGTTCATCCCGTTAATACCTACGGGAATCTCTATGCCGCTCACCAGCACCGTGATCACCGCCTGCATCTGCCCGATCCCCAATAGCACTTCCATGCGCGTCAGGTTGCCGTCGTTCCGCGCAAACGTCACCAGCGGTTCGTACCACGCCGTTCCGTACACCATCGCAACGAAGTCGTTATATCTCGCCTGGTTCACCGCCACCGCGGAAGTCGTCCAGTCTTTCCCGTATCCCCGCACCGCAATCGCCGGCGGAACGTATTCCAAGCCGCCGAACCGCAGCGTCATGCCCCGCGCCGTGCAGTCCGGCATCGTGTACCCGCACGAGGGGAACGGCGCCGCGCCATTCAAATTCCCCGTGCCTCCCGTCACTCCCGCCGAGTACCCGCACCTGTAGAACAGCGAGTATTTCCCGTCCGTTCCACCGCTCACCGCTTCCGCCAGTTGGTCCGCCGTCGCCGGAAAGTTCCACGGGCATCTCCGTTGAATTCGTACTTCCGGCAACAGCAGCCGCTGCAGATTCATCCGGTTGGTCGCGCTCAGCCGCAGCGTCGCCTCTTTGATCTGGTCCGGCGGATTGCAAATGCCCTGGAACACTACCGTCGTATCGGTCAGCGGCGCGCCGTTCACCAGGTCGTAAAACAGGAAGCTCACCGTGAGTTGCGCGCCCTTCCATCCCGTCTGTTGCCCGATTTCGGAAAAGTGCGAATCCGCGTTCGCCAGCACCAGCGAAATCCGCGGGCTCCCGTCCACTCCCTGGTCCGACGCCGTCTGGATGTCGAACGCGCTGTGTTGCAGCACCCGCGCCGCGTACCCGGTCGTGCCGATCGTGATCCCGTGCGTGCTCCAGTGCTCGGTTTCCCCGTTGCTCAACGTGCAGTCGAACACCATCAACGGCGTGTCCGTGACCGCCTGTTCCTTCAACTCAGAGATGGTTTGCATAAAGGATATTCACCGTCGCCGAATGCCGGTTGGGAGCCATCGTCGTAAACTGCAAAACGTCGTCGCGCAGGCGCGCATTCTGGTACACTCCTCCGCTGGTCGACTTCTGATAAGCCGATGCCTCGCTCTGCGCCTCCGCTTGAAAACCGAACACGTCCACGCTGTTCCCCGCCGCCAGCTCGATCCCAAACGTCACCGAATCCGCCGTCGCGTCTCCGCTCTGCGCTACCGCGATCCGCGTCCACGCGCTTCCAATGGCGCAGTCCGCGCGCTCTCCTCCCAGCAGCATCGTGACCGCCGCGGCCTCTTCCGCCCGCACAAAAACGCTGAAGCAGTATGCGTAACCCCCCGGAGCGTTCAGCGTCTGGGAAAGATCCTGCGGTCCCGCCCCGCCGTTGGTCAGCGTCCACGCTCCCGTTCCGCCCAGCGGGTCCGCCGTGTTTCCCGCCGCCGTCAGGTACGCACCCGCCTGCCACACGGCGTTCGTCAAGTCTTCGCTCCATGCCGCCAGGTTGCCCCCCGGGTCCAGAAACGTGAAGCCGTTCAGCGATCCCTCCGCCGCGGCGAAAAAGCTCTCCAGCGCCGCCAATTCCGCGTCGCTCAGGCTGGCATACTGCAGTTGCCACACCATCGATGCGCCCGGCGCGTCCGCCAGCTTGATGCTGCTCCCATCCGCCGCCGCGTTCACCACCGTCCGCATCTGCACGCGTTTCGCCACCGGATACTGCGCCAGAGCGCCCGTCGCGAGCTGTGGATACACCAGCATTCTTTACGCTCGATTCTCCACCACCGTCACCGTGGTCCGCCCCCGCATTTCTCCCAGCAGCGTGAACGCGGCGCCGTCCGCCGCCAGGCTGCAATTCGCATACACCGTCCCGTCCCACGGGTCTGTGAAGCTGAAACTCCCGAAGCGCCCGTTGTTGTCCTGTACGAATTCCTCCAGCGCCGCCATCTCCGTTTCGTCCAGGTCGTTCAGCCGGACCACCCAACTGTGCAGCGGCCCCGCCGAATCCCGGTACCGCTGCTCCGTGCCGTCCAAAAACCGCACTGCCTGGTTGCGATACGCCACGCGCTTCGTCGCCGGATACTGCGTCACCGCCTGCGTCTTCAAAACCGGAAAGATGGCCATATCAAAGTTCGCTCACCACGTCGTTGAGCGAGCTGAGGTTCAACATCGCGCCCCGCACCGCCTGTGCGATCTGGCTGCTGTAATCCATGAACGATTGCGCATCCATCGCCTGCACGTTCACCGTGATCTGGGGCGTTGCTCCGCTGCCCGTGCCGCTGCCCGCCCCGCTCGCGGCGCCGCCCGCCGCTCCCGCCGTCCCGCTCTCCGGCGCCGCTCCGCCGCCCCCGCTCGCGTCTTGCGTATACGTCCGCGGCGCCCCCGTCTGATCCGCATCCGCCGCCGTCATTCCGTTCCCCGAAACCGCGCTCTCGAACGCAATCGACGACGGCATCTGGTACTTCTCCAGTTGCGGCTGCGCGTCGCTCCCTCCGAACAGCCCCATCAGTCCCGTGATCAGCGGCACGATTCCCAATCCGCCCTCCAGGAAGGTGGTCGCCGCCGATTCCAGCGTGCTCCCCGTCGAGCTGCTGCTCGTCGCGATGCCGCCTTCCGTATTGCTCCCCGCCGGCGTCTCCGCCACCTGCCCGCTTGCCATCGTCCCGCTCTGCGCCGCGCCGCCCGTCGCTTCGGCGATCGTCGAAACCTCGTCGCTCCCCGCGCCCGTCTCTCCCGCTGCCTCGCGGAATTTCTTAAGCAGTTCGTCTTGTGTCTCGCTGGCCATTGCTCGCCTCCCCTCGCGCAAGCTTTTCTAAAATCGCGAATGCGTCAGCCTCTCTCGCCGTCATTCCGTCCCATCGCAGCCCGCCCAATTGCCGCCGCAGCAGAAACTCTTCCAGCAGCGCTTCGCTCTCGCCGCTGATGAACGATTTCGGGCAACTGAAGACCGCCGTGTCCCCCCTCGCCCACACCGGCGCGCCGCCTTCCGCCTCGCCCGTGTGCTTCCATCCGCACCTGCGTTTTTCCTCCAGGCCGGCTCTCCGGCAACTGTCGCACTTCCAGCCGGCCTGGTTGGAAAATTGAAAATGGAAGGCGACCGTCAGTTTTTTCGTTCTGCCGCGCTCAGCCCGCTCTCCGCCCGCACCGCCGCCAGCGCTTCCCGGAACAACCCCTCCGGCCCGCTTTCCACCAGCGCTTCCGGCGTCGCGTCCGCCCCGTCCAATTCGAGCCCCGCAATCCCCCGCAACCCCCACTTCACGAACAGCCGGTCGATCTCCCCCCGCACCAGCGCCGCGTCCATCTTCTCTCCCGGCGCCGCGCCCGCTTCCAGGCATTCCATCCGCCGCGCCATCTCTCTCACCTGGCTCATCAGCTCCAGCCGCCGCGCGAAGCTCATCCGCCAAACTGTATAGGTCACGCTCGCGTCGATTTCGCTCCGCACCACCCTCGTGCTTTCGTATGTCATCGCCTACCCGAATGCCACCGCGATTTCGTTGTCCGTCGTCCCCTGCGCGCGCGACGGCCGGAACTGCCATTGCAGCCGGTTCTTTCCGTCGTCGAACTCCGGCACCTGCGGAATCACGCTCTGCAGGTATACCCCCATCATCTGTCCCGCCGTTTGCCCCATCTGGAACATCGCCGTCACCGGCGATTGTTGCCGCGCCGCCTGGTACAGCCCCGCCGTCGCCGCGTCGTCCATGGTGTACAATTCGAACGCTCCCGTCACCTCACGCTGTCCCGGCGCGATCGCCTGGGGCAGGCTCGAGCCGAATTCGTTGGCCCGCATGTCCAGGTTGTTTTTTAACACCACCGATGCCTTCGTGATCGTGAAGAACTGCGATGCCGTCGTCCCCAACCACGCCTGACCCATGTTCCCCGGCACAATCGAATAATCGAACGCGCTCAAAGCCGGTTCCTGCGGAAAGCTCTCTAGCTGTCCCGCCGCCGCGCTGAAACTGCTCGTGTCCACCACGTCCTGCGCCATGCCGCTGAATTGGAACGCGTGGTAATCGCCGTTGATCGCGATCTCCAGTTCGTCCACCGCCGCCCCGCACAACAATCTCTGCACTGCCGTCGCCGGGCTCCAGTAATCGAAAATGCTGGCGCTCCCCAACTCCGTCGCCGGCCCGTAAGTCACCGTCGCTCCCAGCGAAGCCCCGCTCGCCGGCGGCGCCGTGAATGGCGCGTTCAGTTGAATCGTGCTCGCATCCACAATTGCCGCCACGAATCGAATCTCGCTCCCCGAAGCCACCGCCTGCCCCGCGCTCAACCCGTGCGGCGCCGCGAACGCCACCTGCCCGCCCGTCGTGCACGAGCTCACCGCCCCGCCCGCGTACGCCATCGGCGTCCCTCCCAACGCCGCTTGAAACAAGGGACCGTATCCCGGCGCCGCCGCCGACCCCTTCTGCCAGCTCGTCAGATACGTCTGCAATTCGAAACTCGTACGCCGCCGCCCTCCCGCCGGCAGCCCTACGAACGTCCGGCTCCCCGTCTTGTCTTTTCGCTGCGTCACTTCCAGTTGCTGCCGCACCGTCAGTTTCAGCGCCGGAATCCGGTTGCTCGCCGTAATCGCCGGCACGCTGCCGTAGGCGCTCTCCAGCGCCGTATAGAACCGGTTTGCCTGTGAAGAAATGTATGCCATGTCAGTTGATGCTCACTCCTATCTCAAACGTGATCTTCGCCGTTTGCAGAAAATTCCTGCCCCCGTGTTTTACCGGCCCGTACGCCGCCTGGAACGTGCCCGCGTAGAACAGCCCGTTGCCCCAATCGCCCTGGTTCGCTTCCAGCACCTGCAAAAGCGCGTCCGCGTAAACCGCCATCGCGTCCTGCAATCCGTCCAGCCGGTCCTGCGAATATCGCAGCTCGATCGCCATCTGGATGGTCCCCGAAAAACTCCGGAACTTCTCCACCTGGCTGTTCACCAGCTTTTCGCAGTACACGCTTACCGTCGGATACTGAATCGCCCCCGCCTGCTCCGCCACGTCCGCCGCCACGTTCTGCGATACCACCTGCGCCGTTTGCAATATCGCCGGCCCCGCTTGCCCCGCCAGCGTCAGAGCCCCCAGGCCGGCATTCACTCCCGTCGGCGCGGTAATCATTTGCACCACGGTCGCCGTGGCCATGCTTCCCAGTTTTCCCGTCATATTTTCGCTCTCCAAGTCCGGCGTGGCGCGCGTTCTTAACCTGCCGACCCCTTACCCCCTCTGTATCATCCGCGGCGCCGGCTGAAAGTAGTTCGGCTTCTGCCCATTGCCCGGCCCCCGCCCCGTCGTCGGCATCGCGTTCGGTTGCACCCACGCCGCCCCCGGCGCGATCGGCGCCGCGTTCTGCAGCGTCATCGCGCCCGGGTCCCCTCCGGCATAAAGGTTCCAGCCAATCGCCATCGCTGGAACCTTGCCCATTTGCGCCGCAAACGTGCTCGACGAAGTGGCGATCGATGTCTCCTCCGCGCACGCTCCCTCTTGCCCCGCCTCGTTCACCCAACTCGCCGTCGCATAATACGTCCCGTCCGGCAAGCTCCCCGATACCGCCGCCAGCACCGGGCTCGCTGCCTTCGGAATCGGCGTCAGGTTGATCCCGATCCCCGCCCCGATCAGCTTCTCGTACGCCCGCGCCCCCATCTTCTGGAACTGGTCGCGTTTCGCCGCGTACCGGTCGTTGAGCTGCGAATTGTACGCGTCCCCGTACACCAGCTCCAGCGTCCGGCACGCATGCCATAAGCGCAGCGGATGCGTTACCACCACCCGGTCCAGCTTCTGTGGATCCGCCGTCCACAAGAACGGTTCCGCATAAGCCAGCCTGCTCAGCGCTTCGTGCAGTTCTATCCCCAGTTCCTCCTGCGCCAGCGCCAGCTTCTGCGTTACATCGATCCCTTCCACGCTCGCCACCGTGAGCAGTTGCGAGTCCTGCTTCGTCAAGTCTTCGATGCTGGAAGGGAAACCATCGGTGAACAAGGCCATTTCGCTACCCCTGGCTCTTCGCCGGTTTCTGCGCCACCGCCGTGAGCTTCTCGAGCGTCGCCGTCGGCACCACCGTCACGTTCAATTTCGCGCTCGCCGCCGCGGCGTCCGCCTCTTCCTTCCCCTTCGCCTGCTTCTCCCGAAACGCCTTCGCCTCCTCCACCGTGGCCGGCCGCGCCGTCCCCTCCACGAACATCTTCGCCGCCAGCGGCCGCGACACTTCCATCGCCACCCCCGCTTTCCCGCCGTCCTGCGTCTCCTGGCTCACCACCACCGGAAATTCATCCGCGATCTTTCCCTGCGTCTCTCGAATCTTCTGGTAATAAATCTTCAAATCCATTCCATTTCCCTCCTTGAATTTGCGTGGGGCAGGCGGGGTGCCCTCTCGGTCCGCCTGCCAACCTCTTTCTAACGGACCCCCCTACGTGTTCACCTGCACCGCGCTCGTGTTCCGCAGCACGCCGCATCCGTACAGCACGTCCACCGTGAACTGCTGCGCCAGCGTATTCGGTTGATAGCTCATCACCACCCGCATCCCGAAATTCCCCAGCTCCGCGTACTCGGCGATCGCTCCCGTCCCCGGCAACGGCTGCGGCAGCCGCCGGATCACCAGCCCGATCGCGTCCTTCGTGAATGCCAGGTTGTGCGTATTCAACGGACTGCTCCCCGTCTTCGCCACGAACTGCGATCGAAACACGAAGAAGTCTTTCACCTTCCCGATCGTCCCGTCGATCAACGCCCGCAAACCCGCCTCTCCCGCGTTTTGGAATTCGCTGAACCGCGGAATCTGCCGCCACGCCGAATACGCATTGGCGTCCACCACGATGTATTTCTGTTCGCTCGGCGGCACCATCCCCAAAAACAACTCCGTTTCCGCCTGGTCGATCGTCGCTTCCGTGATCGCCGTCCCCGCCGTTCCCACCGGCGGGTTCGACGTGAATCCCGCGTACAGGTTCAACAGGTCCGTCTCGATCCGTTCCGCGATCGCCACCACCGCCGGCTGCATGTACACCTTCAGCAGGTCCGGCACGGCCAGGATCTTCGTCACGTCCGGAATCTGGAACGTCGATTCCACGTGCGTGTTCAGCACGATCTGCGCATTTCCCAGACTCGGGTTCTGCGGTTGCACCGTCCCGCCTTCCAGAATGTTGTTGGCGACCATGGTCGGCGGAATCGGCACGTTGATCGTGTCTCCGCCTTGCGCCAGCACCGGCTCATAGTCGCGATTCACCAGGTTCCCCATCACCAGGTTTCCCACCAGCGCCGGCAATGCGTCCGCCGCCACCAGTTTCACAATCGCATTTGCGACATTACTCGAAGTGATAATTCCCATTCATTCTCCTTTTTCGTTTCTTGCCCGTTGTTGTCTTGCCCGGCCTTCATATCTCCGGCCGCACAAACCGATCCGCGAAGACGGCCCGCCCTTCGGCGCCTTCCGCCTCCTCTGCGCTCTCAGGTTTTGTCTTGCCTTGTCTTGCCCTGCCTTCTTCAGCTCCCTTTCTTCTCCGCGCCTCCGCGCCTTCGCGGTGAAATGTCTTTTTCTACGCCCCCCGCAGCGTCTGCGCGGCCACGCGCACGATCTCTTCCCGGATCCGTTGCATCTCTTCCGGGTTCATCCCAGGCCGTATTTTTTCGATCGTGATCTCGCTTCCCGCCGCCGGCGCCTTATGCGTTGCCGTCATCCCGCTCCCGCCCGCGATCCGCGCCGGCAGAAACTCCGGATTCTCGTTCACGAACGAAGTCAGATACTCTTTCATCGGTACCTCGCCTGCCTCCGCTCGAGCCATGAATCTCCCGTCCGGCCCGCGCACGATCCCGTCCTGCACCGCTTTGTACGCCAGGTCAATCTTGGCCACGCCCAGCCGCTGCAATTCCGCCCGTACCGCCGAATTGCGTTCCGCTTCTTCCGCCATCTTGCGGCTGCGTTTGTTCTCTTCCACCAACTCGTTCAGCCGGCGTTCCAACTGCTCCCGCCGCTTCCGTTCTTCCTGCAATTCGGCCTTATATGCCGGCTCGCTCTTCGCCTGTTCGTTATTCACGAACTCGCTCACAGCCTGCCGCACAATCGCTTGAACGTCGATTCCTTCCATAAACCTCCTCTTCTCTTGCTTTCCACGCGCTCCGCCTCGCGGAGCAAACCAACTCACATCCGTCCCTGCGCACAGTCTTTCCCCGTGGAGACCCAGAGCCGCGGAAACAACCCAAAGCCGCCCGCCCTCTCTCTTCTCCGCGTCTCCGCGTCTCCGCGCCTCCGCGGTGCGATCTCTTTCGTCTCTCGCCCCTCTCTAACCGCCCCTCTCGATCTCCCCCGTCACCTGGTCCTTGACTTCCTGCCGCGCATCGCTCAGGTATTTCAAAGCCAGGCGCTTGAACACCTGCTTCGTCAATGTCGGCGACCCGATCCCCAGATCCAGCAGCTTCTTGGCATCGTCCAATTCGCCGCCGAATTCGCCGATATCGAACTCGTCCATCCCCGTCACATCGATCAAAACCCCGTCCTGCCGCGCCGCCGCAATCGCCCAGAGCGCCTGTTTCATCACATCCTTTACGGCCACCCCGTATGTCATCAGCACTTCCTCCGTCGTGCTGAAATCCAACTGTTTGCTGAGTGCCGATTGCTTCTGGCCGCCGCCGCCCTCCGCCTGTGTCATCAGGTAACAGACCCGGTAGATCTCGTCCTTCAGTTGCACCAGGTTGTCCGCTGCGATCTGGTAGACCTTTCCCTCCGGTTCCGTCCATCCGAACCGGTCCTCCGGTCCCCGTTGGATGTAGTAGGATTCCCCTACTATCTGGTTGAACTCCCGGTCCGAATACACCACCGGGCTCGCGAACAATCCCATCGTCAGCGCCCACGACAGCGCATTCGACTTATTGAAGTGTTCTAACTGCAGCAGAGCCGACTTATTCATCAGCCACAGCCCCTCCGATATCTTCAGTTGGAACATCGGCACCCTGTGCAGCCCCGCCAAAGCGTGCCGCCCTTCGTCGATCAGTTCGATCGGGCTCTTTTCCCCCCTCTTCGCGTACATCTGGAAATTCTCGCGGTCGTAATAAATCCACCGCGTCTCCGTCTCCCACTTCGCGTCCGTCACCTTCGACTGCTGTAGACAGGTTGTCCGGAGTACCACCCACTCCAGCCCTCCCTGTTGGTCGTAATTCCAGTTAATGACCTCGTCCGGCCGGTAATCCGTCAGATACGCCCGCGACCGCCCCAATGCGTCTTCCTCCGCCCGAGTCGTCGCGATTCTTCCGTCGGCGTCCGCCCGCGGGAAATCCACCACCGTGCAACTGCTCCCGCACACCATTGCGTCCACGAACCGCTGCCGGAAAAACTCGCTCAGGCTCGTTCCCTTCAGGTCGCAGTCCTTCGCCAGCAGCCCGTAAAACTCCCTCGCCGCCCCGTCGTTCCCCTCCAGCAGCATCGCCGGCTCCCGCCGCATCAGCGTCGCCGCATACCAGTCGATAATCGATCCGATGTAGTTTTCGTAAAACACCCGCATCAGCCGCTCGCGATACACTTCGCCCGGCTCTCTGTGCCGCCGCGCCAGGTATTCCCCTGCGTGCCGCCGCAGTTGTTCCCCGCCCGTGTACAGGTCCCTGTACTGCTTCCACATCGACTTGTGCTCGATGTACTCCGGATGCTCCCGGTTGATTGTCTGCGTCAATTGAATATCCACCCGTCCCCCCGCTCGCCCGCTTTTGGCTGCGGCATGTATTCCTGCCACAGCAAGTACCCCAGCGCGTCCGAAAGGTGCGTCCGCATCCGGTCCCGGTCCTTATCCACCGCTCCCGTTTCCGGTTTGTATCCCACCTCCTCGAAGTCTTTGATCAGCTCTTTGCACTCCGGACTCATCACCAGCCCCACTTCTCCGGCTGCCGTCCTCAGCTTCGCGTTCGTCAGGTTGATCCTGTCCCGTACCGGCGGATTTGACCTCGGCGCCCGCGGCGTCACCACTAAATTTGAATGCGCCGCCAGATACTGCCTGATCACGTCGTAATCCGTCATTCCCGTCGTCTGTTTCTGATATCCCGACGCGTCTCCGAAAAGAATCACCCCCGCCTGGTGGCCGTCGTGCCGTCTCAGAAATTCCGCGCATGCCTCCTGCGTCGTCCCGTCGCGGATCACGATCTCTTCCAATACCTTCAACGTCTTTCCCTGCATCTGCGCAATCACCGAACACAGCGGGTCCACGTTGAAATCGTTCGCCCACATCAGCGGCAGCCGCGGGTCCAGCTCCACGTTCTGGATGTTGTCCTCCCGCGAGAAACTCGAAAATACCTTTCCGCCCGTCATGTTCAGATACAACCCCAATACCTCCTGCTGGTAGAATTTCGCGCCGTAGCTCCGCTCCAATCGCTCGTAGAAATCCGGAATCTGTTGCAGTAAGTGCCGGTTCTCCAGCGGCGGCGCCAGGATCGATGTGTACCCTTCCACCAGGTCGGATATGAACTTCCGGTAAACCCAGTCGAACCCCTTCGGCGTCCACACCGCGAACCCGCACAGCCGCCGCGCCTTCGGGTCGCGCAGACGACCTTCGAGCCGCAGCCACGCCGCTTCCTGCGTATACGTCAGTTCGTCCAGCCCGAACCACGCCAGGTTCGTCCCCCTCAACCGCTCGAATTCGTCCACCGGCCGGAATAACATCCGCGACCGCGTTTCCTGCATCACCAGCGTGTTCTCCGCCTTGTTGTAGTCGAACGGTATCTCGTTCCCCTCCAGAATTTCGAATAGCGTCGCCTGCGTCGCATCCCTCAACATCGGATAAGTCGGCGCTCCCAATAGCCCTAGCCGCCCCGGGTTCATGTAACTCAGCCGGATCGCCTCCTGACAGAGCGCCTGGCTCTTCCCGCTGCCGATCGGCCCGGAAAAACCCTTGAACCGCGCCCCGCTCGCATGAAATCGCTTCTGCGAAGGCAGCGGATCGTAAATTATTTCTCGGATTCGAGTATCGCCGTCGGTTCCACCCACGTGACCTTGATCTCCTTCACTTCGTCCTGCTCGAATTCCTGCTCCAGTTGCAGCAGCTTCAGGTATTCCGCCACGCTTGGCTTGTAATCGGCCGCCTGGAATTTCGCGTCCATTGTCGTAATCGCTTTTTGCACCGCTTTTGCGATCCGTATCTTGTTCCTGACCTGTTTCCATCGCGGACATTTCTCGCAGTCCGCGACTTTCTTGCTCCTTTTCTCCTGATCTGCGATTGCCATCGGTTGTCCCCCCCAAAATAAAAACGGCCCCGCAAATATCTGCGGAGCCGCACAACCTCGTTCCCGATTTCAAGTTAGCATCGCCTCGCGCCGGTTTCCCCGGCGCCGATTAACTAACTACCTGAAAACAAGCTGAATAAAAATGTTATTGATTCGTGAACAGGAATTTTCCGCCGCTCGCCGCCTTGACGTGCAGCGCCTCTTTCCCCAGTAACTTCACCAGCCGTCCCATCTGCGGACCCTCCGCAACCAGGTAATACCGCCGCCCTTCCCGCCATCGCCGCTGCAAGTCGCTATCGTCGATGAACACCTCCTGAGGCGCGTCCGGCGCATACGATCCGTACACTAAGTTGTTCACCCGCCCGTTCAATAACAGCGCCCCCCGGTTCGCGTAAAAGAAAACCGACGAGAACGTGTAATATTGATCGTCCACGATCAAGTCTCCCGCCGGCGCCTTCGCTAGCGCCTCCGCCAGCGGTCGCGACGACAGATACGGATCGAATACCACCAGCGCCAGCCGCGCGGCGTGAAAAAACAGCACCATCATTGCCGCCAGTGCCGCCACCGGAACCCATCCCTTTCGCCATCGCGCCCAACAACCCGCCGCCCCCACCGCCAGCGCCACTCCCGCAATCCCCAGCGGCAGCCGCAGGTAAGCGAACGCACTCAATGTCAGGTCCGCCATGTGTCCCAGCGAAAGCGTGTAGTCTTC